TTTTCTGCGTGATCACGCATTATAAGTACTCCATATTTTCCATATGCATTCTAAGATTTTCAATTGCTTCTAATACACCGGGCCAATCTTCGTTTTGAATCATTTCACGAGCATCTTTACAATCTTCTAGTAATTGAGGATTTTCTGGCCATTCTTGAATATTATCTAAAATATGTTTTGCTTGTTCTTCAAACCACATAATTCCTTCTAAAAATTCTCCATCATCTAAAAATTCAATAGCACGTAATACCCAATAATATAAATTATCAGTTCCTTCTAATTCACTCGAATGCATTTTTGCTCCTTTCTAATTTATATTGATCTAAACACATATCTTCTATATTTTTTTCTAATATAACCAAATCACTTAAATTATCAACTACACTAGAAACTGCATCACCAACTCTACGATCAGCTTCGATTATATTTAACTTTTTATTAGTAACTTGTTCCATAGTGCTGATTACCTCACGTACACTATATCCTACGTTACTACCAAGACATTCATATGGCGTATTTGCGGGACCACGTTCGATTCCGTTGACAATGGCACAAGCCAAATCAACAATATGAATATAATCGCGAATGCAAGTGCCATCCCTAGTAGCATAGTCCGTACCAAAGATCTTAATGTCTGGAATCTTGCCAGCAGCCACCATAGCAGCGACACGAATAAGATGGGTAGGAGTACCCAGTTGACGATGAACGCCGTCAGTACCAGATACGTTAAAAAATCTAAAGATGGTGTATCCATCTGCTTTCTCCTTGATTACATCTTCTGCTGCCACTTTACTCCTTGCATAAGGTGATTCCATTTCCCAAGCACTACTTGTACTAGCGAATAATATGTGTGGACAAGTTATTTTATTTAAAAGATTAAGTGTACCCATTACATTTACTCTATAGTATTCGCTTGGCTCCTTCATACTATCTGGTACTACACTACGTCCTGCTAAATGCACAACAGCATCATAAATGCCGCCTACATATTGCCCAGTAACATCAACATTAGAAAATTCGTTACAGTATGCGGATACATCATTGTGTTCGCCGTGAATATTAATATCCCAGCCCACTACAAAGTGTCCACGTTGTTTAAGTAGTTTACAAACGTGACTTCCTATGTATCCTGTTGCACCTGTAACTAAAACTTTCAATACTTTGTCTCCGCTACGTGATCTCTATAACGATTGCTGTCTCTACGCCACTTTTCACCGTTGCCTTGCATAATATCAATGTAACGATCAATAGTTGCACTAGTCCAATTACTGATTGCACCTAAGTCTTTGTGCGGAGAATCTAGCAATGGCTGTAGTTTGTTAACTGCATCTGTAACACTCCAAGGCACATACATTCTTGTATGATCGTTTGCAAATATCTCAGGAAAACTTCTATATGCAGGAAACAATACATTACAACCTAATGCATCTGCTTCACTTACTGTATTACTTGTCCAATCTTGCAATGCACAATTAAACAAAACTTTACTATGATTTACAATATGATAGTAATCATTCTTTTTTAAGTTTTCATAAATTTTTAAGCAACCTGCTTTTTCAAGAGCTCTTGCTCTATCAATATATTTTTGATTATTACTTCTTAATGGACCACCTTGTAGAATAGCAAACTCAATGTTTTCGTCATTAAGTTGTTCAGCAATATCCATAAAAAAGTCTGGCTGTTTTTCTTGATCAAAACGTGCTGCAAAAACAACACGATTCTCACGTTCATCCCAAGGCTTAATTTCGCCTACTCTAAGTTGCACTTCTGTTTTATCAAATGCAAGTCCGCTAATGTTGTAAATAGGTGCTTTCCAGTTTGCTATTTTCATATGTGCAACCATTTCTTCATTACTTGCTAATACACCAGTAACAAACTCGTTGCACATTTCTTCATACAAACTCATCCATTTACCCATACCCCAAACGTGTACAAAGTCATCTGGGTCTACTGCCTGTGCCAAACAACGTATCCAAACTTGTGGCTGTTGTTCTGCTGGAATCTGATCCATAATGTAAGGCAACGACTCCATACCAGGCTGAAACATATCTTCAAAGAAAATAACATCTTCACCTGTCACTTCGCCGTTACGCATCATTTGCACCAAGTTCATCATTTGCGACATAGCAAAGTAGGAACGGCCGTGTGCATCTAACACCTGGCCTACTTGTATTGCTTTTGTATTATCAATAGTTGTACCAGGTACACTTACCCAGTCAATGTTTCGACGCTGGAAAGTACGCCTACTCCATTCTTCTAGCTGTAGTGTGTACCTGCCTTCATAAGGCTCTAAGCCCATATAAAACAGTTTACGCATTAATTACGTCCTTTATTCCGATTCTTAGCTCGGATCCAATTTTTATACTTTGTAAAAGCTCCCCATACACGAGCATCTTTTTTGTATAAATCTGCTTCATTAAATGGATAGCCTTCTGTACGACAAAAATCGTGCAGCTCGTCTAAGTCGTTAAAAATTTTAGTTACTACCGGATTCTTGATAGTCATTGTACCTTATTCCTTATCCTGGGTATACAATTTGACAGCCGTTTTCGCCATCTTCGGCGACATCAATAACAACAAACCGGCCGGGATATTTGTCGTTAATCTTTTGATACAAGTCATCTGCGATCATCTCACAGCTCTTGTAGTCTAGTTGTAGGATATCACCTACATACAATGATTCTAACCAACGCTTGAATTGAATAAATTCAATGTCTCTATCGTTGTGTGTTACTTGAATTTGTACTTTAAAATGAAATGTATGACGATGTGGGTATCCTAAGAAACTTACATCATATTCGTCACCTGTTGCCAGCGCAGGATCGTCAAGTGCTGCTGGATACTTGTGAATACCTTCTTTAGTAAAGGTTACCCAAATACTTCTTTTTGCATTTTCTAATCTATTTGTAATACTCAATTTAGCGTCCTCTTCTCTCATTCGACGTTTCATATATTCATAATAACGTTCTTGTTCCATAATGTCAACCTATGATTTCGTCTGTAGTGTATTTAGACCAATCAGTAAAAACGGCTTTCTCTTTTAGATCGTGCATCCTATGCACCCATACACCTGGATTAGTGCTATCAAAATCTCTGTCATCTAATTTTAGACAAGCATTGTATCCTAATTGACTAATGTATGGTAATTTTACACTAATCATTGGAATAAATCTATTGTATTCAGTAAAACCGCTTTCAAGTAATCCTTCGACTTGTTTAACATCAATATCTAATGTAACCCAATATCCTTGACTTAACAAAGGAAGTATCATATCTTCCCAAGGTTTCCACTGGCTTAATGTATTGCTTGTGACATCAAAACTCATATTAGCACCACAGTATATATGTTTACAACCAAACTTATCTGCTGTACTCATAATTTCGTCTATATTTTTTACACCTACTACAAAAAGTGTTTTCTTTCCAAACTGCGGAGTGTGTTCTACTTCTGTACCTATAAACATAGTTACATCTTCTTTTACACCTTGATCGTATACTCTTTTCATTGTTTTTTTACCTGATATATTTCATTCCAAGTGTTCCAACGTTTTTTTACATATTCGTTGATTTCTGCATCTGGATAATTTTTTTCTTTCATATTAGCAATAATTTTATCCAAATCTTCTACCGCCATTTCTAAAGTAGTTATACGCAGTTCTTTTTCAGTGATATCCATTTACATATACACCTTGTTCTACCAATTGTTTTTCAATTCTATAAATCTCATCTTTTAACCAAAGTTTTTCAGTTTTCAATCTTCTTAATTCTTCTGTAATATGATGAGTATACAGTTTTTGTATTTCTATGTCAAGTTCTTTATGTTTTTTTCTTAATTCGTCTAAGTGCGCTTTTAATTTTCCAACATCTGACATTTAAGTCTCCTCAAATAGTTCTCCAAACTTAGTGCTGGCATTTACTGTTTTCTTACCAACATTAAGTCTTGTACCAATTACTTGCATCCAGAACTTTGAATATTTAGTGATTAGATCTAAACTTTTTTGTCTATCTTTAAGACTAAAAATTTCATCTACAACTTGTTTAAATTCAATACGTTCAAAACGCTCATCGATTAACATATATGGATATTGTCCTGTATCATAACGTTCATTTGCTCGTTGTGTACTTTCTATATGCGTCCATACATTGTGGCCCATTTGTAATGCATAACTAAATGAGTCCCAAGAAGTTTTACCTTCCTTTCCAATTTTATTTACATCGCCTGGTTTGTAATAACAAATATCACTTACTTTGCAATGTTTACTAATAGGCGAATCTTCAAACGCTTTTAGTATTCCGTCTGTTTCTACCACATCTTTAAATAATCTACTATCTGTGGCATACTTTTTATCATCTGCACCCGGCGCCATCATATAGCTCCACTTACCGCGATCTTCAATACGTATAGTATGATACACTTGTCCATTTGCAGTTGCTAAAAAAGGGCTTGCACAGTCATATGTAATCATAAAGTTTTTATTATGATACTTACGCACTGCACGTTGAATATCTGTTAGCAACACAGCCCATTCTAATTTACTTGTACCCAAGAAGTGCATTACATCGTGTACACCTTCTTCTAATAATCCATCGTGTATTTGATGAACAAGTCTACGCAAAATTAGATCAACATCGCACATATTTTGTCCACCCATTGCCCATCCATCAAAGTGTGTTTCTGGGTATTTTGCAGGATCACAATAGTCTTTGAATTCTTCATACCAACTGTCTGCATCAGCGTGATTGCTGCCTTGCAACACGTTTAGCACTTTGAAGTTGCCACGTCTATTAGCCATATAGTATTTTGCATTAATGTGTGTTGCATCTACAGCATCTTGATAACTGTGAATGTTTGCTGCTTTTGCTGCTTTAGGATCTTGGAATGTCCAAGTTGGAATATCCAACATCATTCCGTAGTCCATATACTCTTCCATCCAGTTTACAACCAGTTCACGCTTTTTGGCAGCTTTTGGACAATTTGGATTAGTCCAGTCGCCTTCCCAAAGTCCTTTAGCAATTTGAAAACCACCAGAGTCGCCTAACAACCAACTATTTTCTCTATCTCGGTTTCGCAACATATCTTCTTTTTCAACGTGCTTATTTACATCTAAGTCTGCGTGTCCTGCAGAATAGAGCGCCCATTTATAGTGGAACGCTCCTTCTTTAGAGTTCAAAAAGTTAAGACCTTCTACACCATTTAAGCCAGCTGGAACACGATTGTAATCAACGTATTCGCCATAACGTTGTTTGCCTACAAACGTAGCATAAAAGCCACTTATACTAGGCAAAAATACAGCATAATCATTTTGTGTTTCAGTAAGATTTGTTTTCATTATTTTTGTTGTGCTGGAAGGATATAGTCGTATGTTGCCATACCGCTGTCTACGCTAATCTTCATAGCGCCTTGATCTGTAATACTCATTGTTTTGTCGCCATCTAAATTCAAAATAGCAAGTGTTTGTGCCACAGGCCAAGCCCAAGTATGTGTTAATGAACCTGTAATGCCGTATTCAAAAGTAAATGTACCTGCGTGTGTAGCTTCGTCTCCAAAGTAAAAGTTTAAATTACCGTCTTCTGTTTTTACTTGAAATACTGTTTCTTCGCTGTGTGCGCCAGACATAAGTTTCATACGTTCAATTGCTGCCATATTAGGCTGAATCTCTACGTCATATGTGTTAACTTTAAATTTAACGCTTTTTAGTTTTTCTTCAATGATTGCTTTGTTCATAAAGCGATAATCATTTTCAAAATCGCCTGCTTTGTTTTCAAAATGAATATGTGTTGGCATAACTTCGCCGTTGCGCTCGGCTTGCACAACTTCAATTTTTGCTTCATCTTTGTACTCTGGATTCTTTAAATGATAATCCAGTTTGCCTAAATCTGGCATACCAAATGTACCAACAAATTCTCCAACCGGTGAATGTGTTGTTGCAGTCATAATTACACTACGATCATCAGCCATACTATCAATTTGAGTATCGTCTTCTGCTGTAACCTTCAATGTAGTAATAAAACCTAATCTGTGTGTATGACTCACAATGTCTTGTAGAATATCTTGCATAGTGTTCTCCTGTATCGTTGTATTATACTAAATTTTGCCTTAGTTGTCAAGTAATTGTTTTAGTTTTGTGTTGTAATACACTGCCGCTGACAGTGTATTTAGATTAATATTTTTTTCTGCTGCCATTTTTAATAGCGCACTTGTGTCTTTGGGAAAGCAATGGCCTCCCCAGCCTCTGATACCATCTTCTGGATATACATAGGTATGACTATCAGATATGCGATCATCTGATGCTACTCCTGCTCGGACTTGATTAAAGTTTATATTATGTCCTTCACAGAAATCGTATATTTCGTTAAAGAAACTAACTTTAGTTGCTAAAAATGCATTACGAAAATATTTTATTGCAATAGCTTCTTCTGGCTTAACAATAGCTAACTGCATCTTAGACCAATTGTAACTATATTGGTCTCTCCAATAATCTGTATCACCACTTAAAATAACACTGTCGAGATGTTTAACATCGTTCATAAAGTTTGCAGCCCGTAAAAACTCTGGACTAAAACATAATCTATGATTAGGAAATTTTTCCTTTAAACTGTGCCATCCGTCTAAACTTATTGTGCTTTTAATCATTATTGGCGTATAATCGGGTATTTTAGATACAACATCAAAAACTGCACTCATATCGCAAGTACCATCATCTGCTGGCGGCGTTGGTACACAAATAATAACAGCACTTGTATTTTCTAAGTCGGCGTGCATATTTTTTGGAGGATCGTATATTAAAATTTCTCGCCTATGACCTGTAAATAATAGTTCGTGTGCTTTGCCTACAAATCCATACCCTGCTATAATCATCCTGCTAACTTTGCCTCCTGAAAGTAACTTAATCTTTCCCACGTGTCTCGCCAATCTTTTACATTAAAACAACGATTTTTGTCTAGTTTTACTGCAAGCGGCCAATCGTTGCCTCCTGGAGATACTTTATCACCAAAGAAGTAAATTTTATCATCGTTGTTAAAATCATCAAGTATTTGACTTTTATCTGCGCCTTTATTGTAAATGTCTATTCCAGTTTCCCCACCAACAGTAGCAGTAATATCTGGAAATTTCATATTAATTTCTAGTGAAATACTTTCACGTTCTTTGTTTGCTAAATCGTGTTTAATATATAGTTTTCGTTGTTGTAAATTACAATTGCGTCCTATTATACTAAAATTAATAGTTCCTGTGCGTTCTTCAATATGATTACCAGTACGCAAAGGAAATGGACTTGCCTGCAACCATCCCTCCATAAGATTATATAATTCTTTAGGAGCTGAAAAATTCTTACTATTCACACGTTTGCCCTTGAACCATACATCGTTACCACTACAATTGTAACACGTAACTACCGACTCGGTAATATCTTTTCCTAATTGTTCTACAGTTTTTGCATAATCACTTCCGGTAACTAGCCAAACTTTGTTGTGTGCCATAAATGATTTAAAAAACTCTTTAAATTCTGGATCTATTTTTTGTCTACTTGGTGTAAGTGTGCCATCAACATCGAATATAAATTTATTCATCTGTCACATACCCTTCTTCTTAAATCACTTGTGCTAAAACGGTGTTCACGTCTATTAAAGTGTACTTCAATTCCTCTTGCGGCACAAGTAGCTCTACCAGTAAATTCTTTTTCTCTATATTCTTCGCCTAAGAATCTAACATCTATTTGAAACAGTTCTAGTATGTCTATCAAGTCTTCCTCTGTTTGATACGGAACAATTTCATCTACAAATTTAAGTCCATTAAGTTGTGCATAACGTTCTACCATTGTTTGTACAGGCTTATTTTTTGTATCAGGTCTATCAATTGTAGGATCACTTTGCAGTCCTACAATAAGATAATCGCAATTTGCCTTTGCTTCACGCAACATACCAATATGTCCTGCGTGTAACAAATCAAAAGTACTACAAGTAAATCCTACTTTCATTTGTGTCTCTTTCCGTCAAATACACACGTAAACTCTAATGCAGTGTCGCTTGTGTTATGTACTCTATGAAATACATTATCGTGTATTAATACAGTACTGCCAGCTTTTACTTTGATGTCATCGCCATCAAGTGACATTTTGCCTTCACCCTTTGTAAAGATATATACTTCTTCTTGGCCGGCGTGCATATGTCCTGTTGTACTTTGTTTTGCATTTAACCTAGTAGTGCTTACTACTAAGTTGGTAAGTTCAGTGTTGTCTACTACACGATATCTTTTGTCATCTTTAATAATGTCGCCAGCAATTTGGAAATTATCACCTGCTTTTAATCGTGACTTATATCGTCGTTTGTTGATAGCTTCTGTAGTCATTTGTATTAATTCCATTCAAATAAATTATTAAATGTTGTTTTTTGTTTTGTGCTTTCTAAATCATATTTCAACACGCCAATCAAGTTGTCTAGTTTGTTGTCAATAATAACTTCTTCCATTGCATCGCCATCAAATGGCAGTTCCTTGAACCATTCTGGAATACGTAATTCGTCTGTTGGATATGCTACACTTGTATACCCCAGTGGATTCTGTTTTAGTTTGCAAACAATAACTTTCATACCATCTACAATCTCTTGTGAATACTTGTCGCCGTTCATACGTTTAAGTGTATTCCAATTGATACTTGCTCTTACGTGTCCAGGCATATTTGCTTTACCTTGCTTTTCTTCAAGACGTTGATAGTGTCCAATCTTATTTGCACGTTTGGGTGAACCTTTTTCAAAACCCGGACGTTCTTTAAACTCACGCCTAAACTCACTAATACTTTCTAATAGATTTTTTTCATCTTCTAGTCCTAATACCCTATCAAGCAATGTTTTCAAATAGTCTTGCATAAACACAGGGGTATCACTGCGTTTCAAGTCCAAGCCCATTGCCTTAACTTTACCTAAACTACCTTCTTTGTCTTTTCTATCGCCTTCTAAGTCATAAACACGCACTGCATAACGTTTCTTTGTAATAAACAAGCCTGTGTCTGCAACAACTTCTCTTGCTGCTGCAATCACTTCACTGCGTGGACGTGGACAATGGAAGGCTTCACGCATAAAGTCTGGGAAAGTTGTGTTTGCTTGTTCGCATAATTGATCATACAGCGTAATAACATTGTCTTTGCCCCACGGAATACTACCTGTAGCAATTTCATCTTTTAATACAGGATATGCACTAAAATAAACAGAATCTGTATCGCCGTATATAATAGCTTTACCGACGTGATTATATTCACCGGTAATAATCTTATTCACTTCTGCACTCATATGTTTTGCAATACATCTACCTGTTAGTGTTGTACTCTGTCCGATACGTTTATCAAAAAATCTACAACCTGGATTAAGAATAGCACCATACAAACTGTTCAAGTTAATCTTTTTAACAAGTTGTCTTTTATCCCAAAACGCTATTTCTGTGCTATTGTTTGCATCAATGGCTTTGCGCATTTTTGCTTGTAGTTCTTTACGTTCAGCATACCAACGTTTTAGTAACCCTGGAACAACACCTTCAACTTCTGTAGTAAAAATTGTACCATTAGCACTAAGCATCCAAGGTTGATTACTGTCAAAAATTAGTTTCCAAATCTCTGCACCACTTAGTACGTGACTGGTGCCATCTTCCAAGTCCAAGTGCAACGATACATCTTTGCGTTGTTCCATTACAGCATCATATTCTAGCGTAGCAAACTTGCCTTCCCAAGCACCTGCAAAACTTTTCTTTTCTAGTGTAGTTGCATTGTGCAAAAACTCATCTGTTAATACTGGACGAATCTGTCCTACAATAGTTTCCGGCGCCATATTCAATGCACGAATAATACTTGGATACAGACTGTTTAAGTCCATTGAACCAATCCACTCGTGTACGCCTTTTTTTGGAAATGCAACATAAGCGCCTGCTGCTGCTGTGTTGCCTTCGTGATTCATTCTGTTAGGCACCTGCATACCACGCCTGTGTGCTTCGTTAACAATAGCTTGCTCTGTAACTGCAACTGCACCTGCTGTTGTTTGTAATAGCACTGTGTTGTCGTGCGCAATTTCATTTGCAAGATCAATAAAACGTAGTTTCTTATCAAGTTTGTCTAGCAGTGCAACGTCTTGTCTGTTGTATTCAATAAACTTTTCAAAGTCGTTGTTGTAAAGCTGATCAAGTGTGCCTTCATACACAGTCTTGTTCTCGCCTACTTCCATTTCACCAATAGCGTCTAGTCTATATGTGTGACGTTCTTCATATGTGTACTTGCGATACAAGTTAAGATAGTCCATATGTACTCTTCCGATAGTATCATACGTTTCACTTGTCTTGCCAAACTTTTCATATTCTCTACGCTTAGGCAACTGCCCCCATAAACAGAAACGTCTGGTATCATCTTTGCTTAATACACGTTGTATTCTATTAACAGTGTATGGAACGTCATAGCCTTCGCTGTTCCAACCACTATGAATATCAGCATCCTCAATTAGGTCAAGAAATGCTTCCAGCATATCTCCTTCACCTTGTTTGCTATTCGGATATAATATACAAGTATCGCCCCAGCGTTCTTTACACATTGCCCTTGCTTCTTCAATTGGCAACCCTTTGGGAGGCATAGCAACTGTAATTAACATATCTAACCATTGCAAATGTACTGTAATAGCAGTAATAGGCATAAATGGATCTTCAACTGGAGCAAATCCACGTTCTGGATCAAAGTCAGTTTCAATATCCCAAAACGCCACATTCAACTTTGGTGCATCTTGGTTCAAGTAATTTTCACTTAAACATTGAAATATAGGATTTACATCCGATTCAAACATATTCTTGCCTTTATTAATAGCAAGTTCTTTTCGAAAGTCTTTTGTGTTTTTACATACTACACGTTGTAACGGATCACCGAAGATGCTTTTGTATTTGCCACGTGGATCTTCATAGTACCAAGTGTATTTGGCTTGATATTCATTATAAAGTCGCTTTCCGTCTTTGCGTTCTACTGCACGAATAATATCAGCGTCTCTATCAAAAAATGCATCTACATATGGCATTTATATTCCTTTTTTTTATATTATAGCACAAAGAGCTGTACAAGAGCAATCGAATTCATTACAACAAACCAAGCACATAATACAATGGCAAATCCTGCTTTGCGAATTATTGTACTAACCACACCAAGTATGCTACCTACTAGATACAACGGAATAAAAATCTTTGTTGCAGGATCTAATACTGTTACTGTAAGAATTGCACTCGCAGAAACTAGCAATATAGTTTCAACTAGTTCGCAATAGAATGCAACGGGAGAAAGTCTATAGCTTTCTTTAAAGAAGTTTATTATTTTATTCATTTTTATCGTAACCTGTAGTAGCTACGATTGTTTCCAGATCTTCAAATTCATCTGATACTCTACTCCAGTCACGCTTTTGTGCAACTTTTATTGCTTTATTAATAAGACTTGGCTTTACATCTAGTTCTTCTGCAACTGCTTTAACAGTTTCTTTTAGTCCGCCCTGCAGATCTTCAATTTCTTGTAATACAGTTACGCCTTCTTTTACCAGGCGTTCTAACTTGGCCTTTTCTTCAGGGCCATACACACGGTCACTCATATAGTACTCCTTAGTTATTTGTTTTATAATAATAGAATATTGTCAAAATGTCAAGCTTTAAATGACCCGTCTACGTGTTTATCTATATGCGCCAATATTTCATATCCTACAATTTCTGCTTTATATTCTTGGTGGTCACCTAAGTAAAGATACTTATATCCTTGTGACTTCATCCAAGCAGGAACGTGGTGACTAAAACGCCAACCAATACGCTTCCAAGGTTGTTCATAATTCCAAGCAAATTGTTGACTAAATCCTACTTTATCATTTGGATAGAGCAGTGTCTGCTCCCAAGCAATAAGTTTGTTATTTTCATACAAACAATTCCAAGCATAAAGATCGATATCATCTTGATATAAAGGATGTACACTTTCGAAATTTTTGTGTTTACAATATGTTACAAATACTTCTGAGGCTTCTTTTAGTGTAGGTCTTACAGATACAATATCCGGATCTAACTCATAGTCTATTTTAGATAAATCTATTCTACCGTACATAATACCCTAATCTTTGTTCTTTGAAATATGGCTCGATATCTTCGTACCAATCTTCGTAAGGATTATCTATCCATTGATATCCTTCGGTTACAAGCGATTCTTTATAACTTGTTGATGTATCTTGCCATATAGGTATATATTCATTCCATCTATCTTCTGATGTTCCATCTGGATTACCGCTAGGTCTAAAATGTAATTCTATAGGATTATTTTCTTTGTATTCTACATTTATTATAGGTATATCTATTGCTGCTAACGGTTCTGGTAGTACAGGTATACTATCACTTTTTTTCCATCTTGTAAACTTAATTACATTTGATTTATCATTCCAGCCTTGCCAATTATGCAAACATTTCCATTCATTGTCTTCTTTATAATATGTTGTTGAAAAATGTCTACCTTCAAAATACTCGCACCAAAAATATCCTGGAGGTACACTTGAAATATCACCCTTTTCTAAAACCTTTATTGTCGTACAAATACCCATTCCGCCTAAGTTATATATTGGTCTAATTACATATTCTTTTGTTGCTGGAATTTCTGTAGCACCTGGACCACAACTGTAGCCCATTGTTTCGGCTAGGTATAATTTGTTCCACCACTTATGTAAGTGTGGAAGTTTTTTGTAAAGTTCTCGTTCTTCTAAATCGTAAACATCAATAGTTTTTTTTAATTGAATTCTTCCCATAATGTCATATAAATTTCTCTTGCTTCTTCAAAATCTGGTATATCTTTAAATGCAGCATCAAGTCTAGCATTCATACTAGTATCGTTATACTTAAACAGATAAGGTTCAAGTATGCTTAATGCATCTTCTATAGTATTGTCATTCCCGTATTCGTCGTCTAATCCTACAGACTTGTATAATTCTTCGAGTTTTTTCATAAATGCTAATAAATTAATTGAGGATATAAGCTCACCTCTGCCCGCAATATCACCTCTGAAATTTTGTAATTCGTCAAGCACACTACTAATTTCATCTACGGAATTAATTATCTCTTCTTTGTTATCCTCTGCGTCTTGTTCTTTGGGATTAATGCCTATTTTATCTAATAGCGCCAGTGAGTCTTCGTCTGATCTCCACCAATCTTTTTCTTCTATTACACGTTGTAGATCACCATCAAAATATTTGTCTACTAGATCAAAATCTTCTCTGCTAACTAATGATTTTACAAGTCTTCTAAGGTGCTCCTCGTCGACATTATTAAACACACCTAAGAATGTAGTTCTATCTAATGCCTTTTTGAATTCATCTGCAACACCTTTTGGTGCAACAAAAGCAATTACCTCTAACGGACTTTTGCCTTTACTCTCAGCAAATTTTGTTAATAGTTTTGCCATTAACGGATTGCTATCAGTTGTGTTTTCAGAAAAGAATTTGTTTGTCCACGCATTGTCGCCTTTTCCACCAAGTTCAAATTCAATAAATTCACCTGTCTGTTGTTTGAATCCAGGATAAATTGTGTCAATGTATAATTTACTTGGATTGTTTTGTTCGAATATAAGGTCAACTGCTGCTAAAATAATGTCTTCTTTTTGGCTTGCTAGATCTCTAACAATATCAAGTTCTTCGTCAGTTAAAGCTATTTCTTCCTCACCGTCTGGTATTTCAAATGCTCTACTTCCTAGTCCTTCGTCTTGGTATCTTTCATCGAAATAAATGTTAGCATTTCCGCCATCTATCTCTCCATCGCCGTCATTATCTTCGCCATTGCCCACTAACCATTGTCTATCTCTAGCAATTGCGCTTTCAAAAAATGCAGTAGGATCAGTACCTGATTTTGCATATACTGTGCCTTCTTCAATAATACCTTTAAGTCTCAATGGGCCTAACGGAGCATACTCTGCAAATGGTGGCAAATGTGCGTAAAATCTTACCATTTCAGGATATGTATTATTCATAACATCTATGAATGCATTTATTGCTGAAATTCTTTCGTCTAATGTAGGTGCTGCATATAAATCAGGAAGTGTGCCACCGGTTGATTCAATTGCTGATCGTAGTAATGCATCTTCTAATATAACATCAAAAACCTCTGGTTCTATATCTGGCCTTGTTCTAGTCATTACGGCCATTATTTCAAATTCTTTATCACTGTTTGGCGCAGTAACAGTTATGCTATCTTGTTGTCCAAATTGTATTGCGCTATGATATATACGTGGATTTATTCTTTTTATTCTAAGTAGATGAGAAACAAATATACGTTCATACAAAGCTTCGTCTAATTCGTCTACCATACGTAAACTTAAATTATTACCTGTTAAACTATTATATTCAGATGCAACTATATCATAATCTTTTGCATTTGCAAGTTGCATCATAGCTTCTTCTATACTAACATCGTTGCTTTCAACACGAGCAGAAGTAAACACAGCAAAATAACGATTCTCAAATGCTTCTTCTATTTTTTCAGCCAACTGCCTTGCTGTAATTTGATCTATATTTGCTACATCATTTTGCTCGGACTTAGCATCTTCTTCTGCTTGTTTTTGTAGTCTGTCTTGTATTGTTTGTGATCCACGTTCAAATTGGTATTGTGCAATACTAGCAAAATGTATGTATAATAGTTTTGGTTTATTTAAATCTTCTCTATTTATATTAGGACCTAAATAAGTGGTTTGTAAAAGTCTTAATCTTTCAAAGCCAGGAATTAATGTAGTATCGCCTGCTATTTTACTAGGAACTTTAGTTGTTGGAGGTAAAGGACGCAAAATAGCACGTAGATTATCAAAAAGTAAATCTACATTTCTTGATTTGTTCATAATTGAATCAATACTATCATCTACATAATCTTTTATTAAGTCAGCTGTTGTGCCTTCAAATTGTCCTGTAAATCGTTGATTAACAATCGGAGTTAATACTGCTGCCCATCCATCTCTGCCAATATTTTGTATAAAAGTAGCATAATCAGTAACATTGTTAACATCACCGTTTGCAAATCTATTTTCATCAAATGCTCTACGTATTTTTACAAAATTATCTAGTGCAGTTTGTAATTCTCTATTTTCTAAAAAACCTAAATTATTCAAAGGAGCCAGTAGTATTTTACCATCTTCTTGATTAATAACTCCATTTACTGTCAAAGGCCGTGTAGTCGAATTAGCAGGTAAATCGGCAATTTGGATGTTAATGCTTTCTTGCCACGTTCTTATAGCATTTCCTAAATTAGCATCAAATATACCTGTTTCGCCGCCTGTCCACGCTTTGTCGTTATTAGGCCACCAATTACCTTCTGTTCTTTCGCCTTTTGCTAGAGAATGTTTTGCCAAAGCCCGCTGTATAGATTTAATTAATTCTTGGTCATTACTATCAGGACCAACGTAAACATTAATGTTTCTATTACTAGCAAAAGCTCTTAAAGCATCTTCCTTTAAGACGTCAAAAAGTTTCATTTACATTCCCATTTTTACACTAAGTGCAGCATACAACTGATCTTTAATACTGTCAACACTTGATTCTTTTGCATTTTTAGTTGCTGTAGCATACATTACTGCTTCTGCATCATCACCGTAACGATCTTTAAAGTCGCTTTTGTTTTTCTTCATACCTTTAACAAGACGTTCTTTTTCTTTTTCTTCACCTTTGGAAAGTTCTCGCTCATTTACAGATTCTTCCATACTTGTTGCGGCTGCTGTTGCTGCTTTGTTAATTTCTTGTTCACTTGCATCTGGCATAATGGCTTTAATCGCACGATAGATTGCTTTATACAATTCACCAGTTGGGCTAAATCCTATTTTTTTAGCAATACTTCCTTGACCAAAGCTTTTGTCAATAGCAGTCGTAAATGCATCATCATCTTCGCCAACTAACTTGTCTTTTAATGGATGTTTAGTCCGCCCTGGTTCTGCTTTAGGCATTGGATCTTTACCACGAGCATAGTCACCGTGTTTTTGACCTTCATTTATCTTAATGCCTGCTAGTGCTGCAAAATCTCTAACACTGTAATCTTTATCCATTTGTAATGAGCCTTCTGGCACCGCGGCACTTTCTGCAATATAGTCTACTTTTTCAACAGGTGCCGGAGCATTGCCACCTGCTTGTGCTCGTAGTTGTGCTAATTCTTGTTGTGGATCCACTGGATCCATTGCAAATAGTTTGTGTTGTAATGCATTGTAATCCATTGCGAATTCCTTACATTTTTACGCAGTTGTCTACAGTTTTACCGCCTTTTTTCTTAGTGCCCATACGCTTGTAGCCTTTCCAGCATACTTTGCCGTCAACACCTTTTTGCTTTTCTTCTGGGAGTGTAGTATAACTTGGCTTACTACAATCAGGACATAAGTCTTTTGACTCTGTTATTTCTTTCATTTTCATAGCTAAACTTCCTTTGTATGATTTGATTTCTCCGTCACTTAAAATTTTAGTAAACTTTTTTGGTTTGACAGACTCTGGAATTTTTGGTGAATCCATATTCATTTCATAATCTAAGCTATGGAATACACTACTTAAATAATCTGCTGCTTTTGTTATTTTAGCTTGTTGCCATCCCTCAATGCCTTCTGCTTCACTTACGTTTTTCATCATTTCGTGAAGTTTGATAGAATACTTGGCAATTTTATACAAATCACTACGTGCCATTTGTACTTCGTGATCACGTTCTGCGGCGTCTGCTAGATCCGCAAGACCTTCTTTGATTTTGTCTTTCATTATATGCTCCAAATAGTAATTACTATACTATTTATCTAAGAGCTTTAGGACTTTTTCTTTTTCTTAGATTTTGGGGAATTAGTTTTTGCTGTACCAGTTCTACTTTGCATAGGAGCCATTGGCTGTGCTACTGCTGCTACTGAACCTGCACTTGTAGTTTCGTGCATACTTTCGCCTTTAGCATACATTTTTGCATCGCGATCAATCTCGTCATCACTCGGTGCATCAAAATCATTATCAGTATTGTTTGTATCATCTAATCCGCCATCTTTGTGATCAGCTTTGAGTTTACTTTGTTCTGCTTGTACTTTTTGCGCAAATGCAACTAACTTTTTAATTACTTCTCTAGGAATACGACTTTTCTTTTCTACATCTGCTAAGTTTTTAGGACCAAATGTTGCACCATAACTTGTGAGTTCATCTCCAACTCTTGCCATAGCATTGCTTAATGCATCATCTTTAACAGTAGATGCCTGGGTTTTTAGAATGTGACCTAACGTAACTAATTTACGTTCTTGAGGTGTTAAATCAAAATTATCTGTTGCAATCTCATTTATCTTCATTGTATTTTCTCCAATATGCGTTGCGTTCGTTTGTACTTGCTCTACGTGCTTCGTGTTCTTTATATTTAGTTATGTAGTGTGCAAGTTCTTCTTTTGTCATTTCTTCTTACGTCCTGACTTCATATTAGCACACCAGTGATACATTTTAGCCTTTTCGCCACTTGCGTTCTTAGCACGTTTGCGTAATGCTGTTACACTACCATTACAACTAGCACCCGACTTCTTTACTCTACCAGGACGACTTTTGCCTTTTTTCTTACCATCAGCAAAGTTTTCACCGACTGCTTGTTTAATTGCTTTTGCTGTTCTTTCAAACTTGTGATCTTTATACTTGAAACCAATTCCGCCAGCATCTTCCCAAGCATTTATATTGACACCATAGTCATCAATTAATATATTAGATGTTCCATCATCATTTTTTGCAAACTGTGGTTTATTGTGTGTAATGTAAACATCTTTTGGAGGGAAAAATGCTAAATTCTTTTTGATCCATTCACGCTTATGTGGTTCAGACTTTGGATCATCAGCTAATGGAGTACTACAAATATAATATTCATTTTTTACTTTTTTTACCAAACCAAGTAAATCTTTTGCTTGTGGTAATAAAGGCAAGTTTAGCCAAAATTCGTCAGTGTCTCTTATCTTTTGTAGAGCATCATCTATATTGTGTTGTTTATTAATTTGAGTGAAATGATCAACTTGCATAATCTTTGCCCATTCACCAAAAAAATCAGCAAGTACACCATCCATATCAATATATATTTTTGTATTTGGATTTAATCCTACTTCCTCTTTCAAAGAAGCAAAATTTTTAATCTCAGAAAATCGCATCCAAGTCTCCATTTGTAATAGCTGAAAATATGCTTCCTGGTTTTTTGGGCTTGATTGCAATATCTTCTAAACTATGCCCACCTTCTATGCAAGCCCATTCCATTGCTGTATAACGTGGTTGTGTGCTTTCTGCTAATCCTAAATTATAAAGAACGTTTGTGCTGTTACCTTTTACTTTTTTACTTAGAGTAGGAGGACGTCCGTCTTTGTCTACTTTGTTGCCAAACTTTGCTGCTTCAATACTGGTTTGGTTCACACCGACATCAGGAGTAGTGTTTACACCTTTTACAATACGTCCTACACCTTCATCTATGTGTTCAATCTTCAACTGGTTTTTCTCCTGTTAAGTGTGGCTGACTAAACCAAAGTTTAAACCATTCTTCTGTGCCAGGTTGTATTTTCTTTTTACGTTGAATACGAGATTTTTCTGTGCCTGTTACACTTATATTCTCAGGGACATACGGAGTGAACCCTGTAAATTTATTACGTATACCTGCAAGATGTTTTAAGTCGGCAATATCCATTAGACTGCTGCTTTTCTCGCCTGGCTAATTGCTCGTGCTAAATCTGCAGGAGCTGCTTTTGGAAACTTTTTTCGCATATCATTTAGTAACTGTTTGTCTGTTTTAAAATTTAGGCGTTTTTTTGCAAAGTCCATATAATCTTTAAACGGATCTTTTCCACCGTGCATAATTTTGTTACCAACATTCTGCACAAAATCCATAACACCTTCATTTACTTCTTGTAATTCGTCTTGTATTAATTCACTTACAAGAACTGTTATATCTTTTTTATTTAATAATTCGTTTGGTGCAAAAGGTAATTCAAATTTAGAACAATAATTTTTTAAACCGTTGTTTACCATATCGTACAAGCATTTAGGTTTCTTGGTTTTCTTATAATCTTCAAAAGCCGGAAAAAATGATTTCCTATAAAACATTGGGTCATTTCTTATGTAAATTTTAAGATCTTCTTTTACATCATAATCAGGAGCTGGATAAATTTCTTTAGGAATATCCATATCGTGAAATTCATTTATTTTTACCATTTTCTACAACTCCAGTAACGTGCCTTATGACGTGGTCCTGGATTATCACAGTTGTGTCTTGCACGGAAACTTCTTCTACGTGCTGCATTGTCTTTTTTAATCCTTGCACCTTTTTGTCCAAAGTTTACTTTAACTACGTTGCCTTTTGGATTCTTAACATATACTTTAAACTTTTTAGTATCGCCTGCCATTGGCTTGCCTAGTTTGACTTTACGTCCTTGATATTCTGCTTCCCATACACCTTCGTCATCCACATATCCTGGATATCCAAAATATTCGTGAAAGTCTTGGTTATCTTCTAATGTTACTTCATTAACATTATCAAACTCTTCTGTTGCATTTATTTCAAAATCATTTAGTCCTAGTTCGAACAGTTTCATTGCTACTCCTTTTATTTCATCCTCATTTAGTGCAAACATAGTGTCAATGGTAACTGTCAAAGAGTTTTTACTTTCTTCTAATGTGTACTCACTTACATTTTCAAATAGTTTATTGTTTGTAGTAGATAGAGTTTCTGCTACAAGTTGATGATCAAAGTTTGCAAAGGTAATACTTAAATAGTGCATAATACTATTTATCTGTGTAAACTAATTGCTCTATTCTTTGTATGTTATCGCCTACTATCATTTGTGCTAATAATAATGCTTTTGTGTCGCGAACATAAAAATAATAACCTTTTACATAACCTGAGGAAGCACACGTTTCCTTAGCTTTTGCACCTATTCTACCTAAATGAGGATTGCTATCTAACCATTTTGCTAGTGCAGGCTTACCACGTTGTCTTCCCAGTGTAATTTTGTATTCATAATTTGGAGGAGTATCTACTAAAATGATATTTTTATTATTTTGTAAAAGGCTTACCTGCAATGGATCTGGTTCATAAAATTCTATCCAATTTACTTTTAATTTATTAGATAGTCCAATTAAAAATTTTCTATCATTAGCATACAACATTAAATTATTTAATTCAACACGTATTAAATAATCAATTTCTGTTTTGACTAAATGTCTATATATTGTTATTGCATCATAATAATGTTGATTATCGATTCTTTCTCTAAAAAGATTTCCGGAAAGATCTATTCCAGTTTTCTTAAAATTATGATGTCTATTACATTCGTCTAATTTGCCTTTTGCATAACTCAACGTACCTTCTTTTTGGAACTCTGTCCTAAAGAAAGACGAACATTGGTTGCGTATACTTAATTTATAAAGGTACTTATTATAATGTAATTTTTTAGATTCAAACAGTTTCATTTTCTTCAACTAAACAATCTAATTGTATCTCATCATTCCTAAAATCAATAGTAACACTACCTCCGTTTTTTAAATTGCCAAATAACATCTTTTTACTTAATGGTCTTTTAATTTGATTATCAATTACACGTTGTAAAGGACGAGCACCCATTTTGGGATTAAACCCTTTATCAACTAAGAAGTCAAGTGCTTCGTCTGTAATTTCGATTGCAATGTCTTTTTCCTGTACTTGCTTTTTAAGTTCTAGTAAAAACTTACCAACAATTTTCATCATAACAGGTTTATCAAGTTTACCAAATGTAATTACACCGTCTAGTCTGTTACGGAACTCTGGTGCAAAGTATTTTTTAAAGTCTGTATCTTCATATTCTTTATCAATATCTTCGCCGAATCCGATAGCATTTTTTTCTGCTTCTTGTGCGCCTAAGTTAGTTGTTAAAATAAGTGTACAATTACGAGCATCTGCTTCTTTACCATTAGACCCTGTGATTTTGCCATTATCCATAATTTGTAATAAGATTTGTGATACATCTGGATGTGCTTTTTCGACTTCATCTAATAGTAGTACACAGTTTGGATTCTCTTGCAATTTAATAATTAATTGTCCTGCATCTTCTTCAAATCCAACATATCCAGGAGGCGATCCAATCAGTTTACTGATACTATGCTTTTCTTGAAATTCGCTCATATCAAACCGCACTAATTTCACACCTAGTTGTTCTGCTAATTGTTTACTAAGTTCTGTTTTTCCTACACCTGTTGGCCCCATAAACACAAAAGATCCTACTGGCTTGTTTTCACTTTTTAGTCCTGCTTGTGCAACTAGTATTTTGTCTACAATATCTTCTATAGCTTTATCTTGTCCATACACAACATTTTTTAAGTTATCTTCTAAGTGTGCTAAATTTTCACTTTCACGTTCTTTGACTTGCTCTTCAGGTAAGTTAATCATTTTTGCCAGTTCAAATTGAATATTGTCTTCAGTGACAACTTTATTTTCTATTTGATCATTTACTTTGAACCTACTACACGCAACATCTATTAAGTCAATTGCTTTATCTGGCAATTTTTTGTCAGTTTGGTATTTTACACTGAGTTTTACCGCAGCAGCAATTGCTTCTTCTGTAATAGTTGTATTATGATAACTTTCATAATACTGTTTAATACCAGTAAGGATTTTGACTGTATTTTCTTCTGATGGTTCATCTACGTTTACTCTTTGGAATCTACGCATTAATGCACGATCCTTTTCAAAGGATTTACGATACTCTTCCCAAGTTGTACTTGCAACAACTTTAAGGTTGCCTTTTGTCAAAGCAGGCTTTAACATATTTGCTAAGTCATTGCTACTATTGCTTCCGCTTGCTCCTGCACCACTAATCATATGTGCTTCGTCAATAAACATAATAGTTTTGCCTTTTTTCTGCAATGCAGAAATGACTAATTTAAAACGTTCTTCAAAATCACCTCTGTATTTAGATCCAGCAAGCATACTACCAATATCTAATGTATAAACATTATATTCCTTGAGAAATTCCGGCACATTGCCATTAACAATATTAAATGCTAGTCCTTCTGCAATAGCAGTTTTACCAACACCTGGTTCACCAACCATTAATACATTGCTTTTCGTTCTACGTCCAAGTGCAAGAGCAACTTGTTCTAATTCTTCACTACGTCCAATAATGGGATCAATTTTATTGTTTTTTACAGCAGCGTTTAAGTCATCTGTAAACTCTTTAAGTGCTTTATTTGCAATACCTAAATTCTCAGGGCTCTCGTCATCAATTTGCCTATTAAATTCAGTGCTAATGTAATCTGCAAACTGCTGTTTGTTTACATTTGCTTGCTGTGTTATAAAATAAGCATAACTTTTCTTTTCACTAAGTATGCTTAAAAAAACATCTGAAATTTCGATCATATTACGCATACTAAAAAGCACTTGTGTAAACGCTCTATTCAATACACGTTCTACTGTTTGTGTCTTAGCAGGTTTATAATCTTTTCCTTTTTCTACAACAATATTATCAAGTTTTGTTTTTAAAAAATTTTCTAAATTTTTCTTGATATATTCAACATCTGTACCATATCCAGTTACAAGATCACAGAAATTATTTTCACACAACATTGCATATAGTAAATGCTCTAATGTGACATATTCGTGTCGTAGTTTTTTTGCATCTTTTACTACTTTGTCAAATACAAGTTGTAATTCTTTAGATGGTTCTACCATTTACTTTCCTTTTAATTTTTTTGTTTCTTTTCTTTTCTGCCAAGTTTAATTTTAATTTAGATACTCTATTAATGTATTGTACACCTTGTAAATGATCGTACTCGTGTAAAAATATTCTGGCATCGATATCATCATATTTTGTTTCTACGTGTATAATATTTTTACCATCAGCTGTAAGTGTATCGAACTCTACCATACAACTCATAGGACGTCTTACTTTCAAAAACAAGTTAGGATGGCTTAAACAACCTTCAATTCCTAGTTCCATTTCTTTACTAATGCCTTTTATTTGCGGATTAATTACTGTAGTGACATCGCCGTAATCTTTATTCAATAAAGTTTTCATTACAAAAATTTGTCCGTCAAATCCTACTTGATTAGCACTTAATCCAAGTCCACTATGTTGTCTCATTAATGCCATCATATCATAGGCAATAGGTGCAGGATGCATATTTGCTGTATCAAATGCCCTTACTGGGTTTTCTAACATTACATCAGGTGCGAGAATTAATTTCATCATAAAGTTGTTTTATCCTATCTAAATCTTCATACCTATCTAATTTAGGTGTTATTCCTTTTACCTCTACATACAAATTACCTGTATGTTGTGTTTTATAATCCTTGATTCCGTAGCCCGGAATACTTAATATTGTGCCTGGATTTGTGCCTGGAGGTATCTTAATGTTAAGAGGTCCGCCGCCTAATTTTTCGATAACCATTTCTGTGCCTAAAATAAGTCCTAATACATTTATACTACAATTTGTGCGTAAATGCAACCTATCTCTTACAAATTTAGGGTGACTTTTAATAATAATTTTTGCTAATAAATTTCCTCTAGGTAGGTTTGTATAAGTGTTATCTCCTAATCCACTTAATTGTAAAATTGTACCGTGTTCTAGTCCTGCTGGCACATTTATGTTTGCAACGACTTCTTCTCCTGACCTTAATCTATATCTTCCTACAATATTTTTGCCCTGTGCTATATCTTCTAAAGAAACTGTAACATTTATAGTAACGTCAGCATTGCGTCTTTGTTGTCGTCTCACTCCTTGATTAAAAAATTGTGAAAATATGTCATTCATATTTCCTGTGTTAAATTGAGCTTGCGGATTGTCGTACTCAGCTTTTTTGTCCGGATTTTTTAGTGTATCATAAGCTTCACTAATTGACTGGAAAACTTTTTGATCGCCGCCTCTGTCAGGATGGTGTCGCATAGCCAGCTTTTTATAAGCCCGTTTGATATCATCAGGAGATGCTTCTTTACCCACGCCTAGTCTTTTGTAATAGTCCATACTATTACTTATTTAGGCATTAACGTTTTTTGTTTGAACTTGATTGAGTATATGCTTGCCCACCAAAGAACGCTGCAACTATAGCTGCAACTGAAACAAAGTATGTTGCTGCCATACTACCTAATACAGTGGCAGCTTGATCTAGGTTCAAAAACACTGCTAGTACAACACTAAATGGATATAATAACATACCTCCAAGTGCAAACCAAGCCATACTACGCTGCGCATCTCGCATAGCATCTTGGTCTTCTAGCATCTTGCGTCTAAACTCTAATTCCATTGCTTTTTCTTCAGCATCTACTTGACCATCGCCATTCAAGTCTGCAGGATGATATCCACTAACAGGTTGCGGTGCTGGTGCAGGTACAACTGGTGCTGTAGCAACCGCAGCTGGTGCTGCTGCTGGCTTTGTTTCTGCCGGTTTAGGCGCAGGGGCTGAACCGCCGCTCTTAAGTTGTTCAGGTTTTTTTCTTGGCATTTTTGCCCTCCAATTTGTTTAATCTAGCCTCTATTGTATCTATTTTTGATGTTATTTTTGGATATTTCTTGCGCCACGCATCTTCAGGTTGTTCTAACCAAGTCCAGCCCCAACGTTCTACTAAGAAATCCATTGCATTGTCAAACTTTGCATACAACCACAACGCCATTCGTGTTGTACTAAACCAAGTTGAAAATGCAAGACCAATAATAGATCCTACTATTGCAGTATAGATCCATAATCTATCTCCTGCCATTTGTGTAATCATATCCCACATATTTTGCCCTCCTTGTATTTAGTCTTCTTCAATATTTAATGCTTGGTGTCCCCAGATTTCCATTACTACTTCTCCAAACGCTTGTCCAAAAAGCCACATCAATGTAAGGATTACTGCTCCTATGCATATTATCATTGTCCATACCCAAATTTGTACTAATGGATGTTTGCCTTCTGCCCAATGTGCTACTCTCTTTATTTTGTTTTTTACACCGCCTAGAAGATAATTTCCTATTATCCAACGTGCTAATCTCATTACAATTAGAATAGGCGAAGACAATACGTCAAACAATATTAAAAACAAGTCGACAGTGACATCTATGATGTTGTCGACGTTAAACCATTTTTTAAATTGCTTCCACATCTGCCCTTCTTTCTGATGTTTCTCACTGCACTGGTATTTATTGTAACAGTAAAGGTAAACTTCCCCGTGCTTCTGTTTGTATAACGTATCTTCTTATACCTATTGCTTTATTAGGGTTGAAAAGGTCATACCGCACTTCATTTCTTTGATTCCCTCCAAGTATCACCCAAAGTCCATTTTGCTCTTCAACAAAAAATCCAACGTGACCTTGCCAACCGCTATTGCCTCTTGGAAATACTACAATATCTCCACGTTGTATAAGTTCAGGATCAACTGCTTCTCCCCAAGTCAAAAAACTACGTGCCATAAGCGGAACATCACTTACACTTTCAGATCCTGGTATGTTTTCAATTTCCAACACAGCATTTACAAACGCCGCACACCATTCTGTACGCACAGGATCTACTCCTACAAAAGCTTCGAGCTCGTTGCGGTTTTGTCTTTCTTTAAGTCCTATATAAGTTTGTGCTGAAACTACTGGATCTACATTTGGAGTTACATTACACCCTGCGAGTACGGTTAAGAAACTACTCGTCCACAATAACTGCTTGATCTAATGCTTCCTCTGCTTTTGTATAATAGCCTTCGTAGGCTGCTATAATTGCTTGTTGCTGTTGTACAAGCGCACGTATGTCGCTGAAGTTGAGTCCTAGGTCGCCGTAGCCGTCACCAGTTAGACCGTATATAGCAAACGGTTTTCCACTTGCTGCAAGCCTAGCTATTACAGCATCAACATTGCCTTCATTGATAACAATCCATTCTAACTTGCGCATATTAAGTTCGTCAACAGGAGGCAGAGATAGTGTAGGTTTTTCAACTGGCGATGTGCTTATTTCAATCTGCTGTGGTTTGCTTGAGCAAGCCGCGAGACTTATAAGTATCGTAAAGCCAAGGACACTCTTTGTTAAAAGCGATGTCATTTTCTGCGTTCCTTTCTTTCTCTGTTAGATCTGCGCCTGATAGAAGTTCAAAACATCTACCTGCATTTGTAGTGCCTCTATTAACAGCACGTTCAATACCTTCAGCATTTGCTATTGCTGCTGCTGTCAAATCTATTTCTTGAAGTTTGTCAGCAAGTCTTTGATTCTGTCTGCGTATACTTGTGTACGCTTCGTTTAATCTAGTATTTTCTGCTTGGGCACTAGCATAACTTGTTTGTAGACTTTCCAATGCTGCTTCATTTGTTTCAACTGCTATTTCTAGTTTAGCATTGTTTTCGTTGAGTATTGCAATACGTTCTTGTGTATCATTATAGTACCAATAACCAATGCCGCCCATAGCGCACATTATTAAAAACATTACTCCTGCAAGTTTCAAGCCCATACCTAAACCACCTACCCTAATAACTTTCCCAGCGTGTTTGGTCCTACAATACCATCTGCTACTAGGCCGTTTGCACTTTGCCATTCTTTAACAAGTCTAGCAGTTCCTGGACCAAAGATACCATCAGCAGGCGAAATGTTCAATATTTCTTGTACTTCTGCTACTAACGGACCACGTGAACCTTGACGAATAGTTTGATTGGTATTTAACTCTTTTTCTTCTTCTACTTCCATTTCCATATCGCCGCCTAGCACATCTAATGCGTGTGCCCAATGCTTCTTACGATCATCTAGTCCGATTGTACCACCGTTGATGCGTTTGGTCATTTTGAGTATGTCCATATTATCACAATGTTTGTTGATGTTGTTTTCATCCCAGAACCAGCAAGCACTATCTAGCGCACCTTTTTTGGTCCGCACATAATCTACTGCTTCCTCTACACTCATTTCTACATCTTCTGCGAATTCCGTATAATTGTATCTGCCTGTAAGTTGAATAAGGCCACCGCCCCTAAATCTCCAGCCATCGCCGGAATTGGTATCGCCGTTGTCCATTCTATTTGCGTAAATAACGTTTGCAATTTTTTCAGGTTGTCTATGATATTCATTTGCATCTCTTCCTGCTCGTTTAAAATATTTTGGAAAGATTACATTAAGTGCTTTTGCACTGTAATTTAAGTTTTCACTTACTACTCTAAAACCGCCACTTTCGTGTCCGCATTGTGCAATAAATGCTGCTACTCTTGGAATGGTGTTAATATCCCACAATGGAAGTATTTCGCACATTGCTTCATACCAATCTTTCCAATCACTTCTGTGGATAAGTTCTTCTGCCATCCACGGTTCAAAATCAAAATCAAAATCTTCTTTAGCCATAGTTATTCCTTTTTTTCCGGGGCACAGGCTTCACATCTGCAACATTCACATATTTTTATTATTGTTGGTGAAGCATAATTCGGTATACCACAGTGTCCTGGGTATCCACAGTTTTTACAATATGTTCCGTTATAGTCTTTCGACCACGAGTGTATGTCCATTATTTTCCAGTGTTAACGTCTTGTCACCATATTTAGTAACGTTGTAGTCTCCAAGGTATTTAGTTAAAAATAATATTTCAGGATATGCATCTATGTTAATTTTTTCTTCTATTTTAATATGTTCTGTTTTATCAAAATCTTTAATAGCAAATTGTAATGCATCAGCATAAACTTTTTTTACAATTACATTTTCTCCAATGAAATCTACTTTTCCTGGTAGATTTGAAAAAAATGTTTCTGCGTTTTCTACAACTGTTAAACTATATGTCCTTGCATCAATTGGTACCATTTCTTGTAAATTTCCAATATTCGCATCGTAACTACGAAAGTTTTTATAGTATCTAAACTTGAAAGATTCGTTTGCAGTCAATTCGCCTACACCGTATATCATTTCAACAATATTGTCATTAACACTGTTATTTCTTTCAATTTCTACAAATACTTTGTGTATACCGTTATCAAGTTCGCTGGCAGTTGAATCTGCATCTAAAACAAAATCATAAGATTTTTCAATAAATTCAACTAAATCATTTGCAGCATTAGCTTCTTTGACACTAAAACTTATGACACAAATATCTTCGTCGTCGCCCATTTTACTTTTAAAATTATCTATTTCAAAAACCGGATTTACTAGATCACGTAAGTCGCCATTTTTTAAACCCATTATACTACTCCCGGATCTGCCTGTGGTGCAGTTTCAGTTGGCGCTATTGTTTGTTCTTCTTTTTCTTCTTTGTTGTTGTAAAGATCTCTATCGCCGCTATAAATGTCTAATATTAAACTTTTGGGCATTTTAATTTCTACTATCCAAACAGGCAATTTATCTAGTTTACCTTTTTTTGTACCTGGACGAATATCGCTTGGTTTGCGGATTTGTCTAGCTTTAATTATTTCACTTTTTTCGTACGATAACTTGCAACCATAATCTAATAAAATTTTACCGCCAGCAGGATCTGGCATATTTTTACGTGGCCACATAAATGAACAAGATACCCAATGTCTTTCAATTCTAGGACCTGCTGCTAATTCGCCCTCGCTCCAATTATCAAATACATAAAGCCCTAAGCTATCAATTACTCTTTCAAAATCCTTTAAGACTGTAAAAGCCTTATCGTCGTCGTGAATAGTTTGTAAATTTTTTATTACGTCTAAAGTATCTAAGATAGCCATAGTAGTCCTCGCTTTAGTATATTTATCACGATACTAATCTAACCTCTACAGAATTCAACACGTACTTAATGATTTACCCTTTGATGTAAATACATTGCAGGGGGACCTGCGTGGTCTCATCTGCTTCCATAAAAAGGAGACATTTAATGGGTGCAAAAGCTAAAGCCAAAAGGCAAGCAAGCAACAACGTTGTAAAATTTAACAACTTTCTTCCAAAAAAGTCAAAAACTATTGACATTATCCCCCGTAACAGAAATCAAGAAAAATATGTGTTATCATTAATGAATGATGCTAAAAGCATTGTATTTGGTATTGGTCCTGCAGGTACAGGTAAAACACTATTAGCCTGTCAATCTGCTGTAAAAAGTTTTATACAAAATGATGTGGATAAAATTATTGTGACAAGACCGGCAGTAAGTGCTGACGAGGATCTTGGATTCTTACCAGGTACACTGGAAGAAAAAATGGCGCCGTGGACAAGACCTATTTTTGATGTATTTAGAGAGTATTTCTATGCTGGCGAAATTGAAGGTATGATAAAAGAAGGTGTAATAGAAATATCACCTCTTGCATATATGCGTGGACGAACATTTAAAAACGCATATATCATTGCTGACGAAATGCAAAATGCTACTCCGAATCAAATGAAAATGCTACTTACTAGAATTGGTAGCGAAAGTAAAATGGTCGTCACAGGTGACTTAGCACAAGCGGACAGAATAAAAGATAATGGGCTTATTGATTTTGTTACGCAAATACAACGTAAAGACACCAAACACATTGATGTGTGTAATTTCAAACAAGGAGATATTGAAAGACACGAAGTTGTAAAAGAAGTATTAGAAATTTACGGCGATTTAGTGTAAAAAAGTTGCTATGTTTTTAGCATAGCAACAATACCATTAGCCTCCGTGTAAATTGTTTTATTCATAACTTTTCGCGGAGGCCAGTCGTAATATTGTATGTATTCATAGTAATGTACTAACCAAAGTACATCGCCATTATTTGTACACTTTGGTAACAAAGCAAACCGTCTTTGCCAACAATCTTTATAAAGGCTTTTTACCATTTCGTTTATGGCAACAAACTAGGATATTTTGGGATCCATTCACCTTGCACATCAGGTTTTTCTTTACGTATCAAATACATTAGATATTCATTTTCTGTGTACAAGAGTTTCCAGGATTTACCTTTTATTGGCGGCCTGCCCATTGCATCGTAAAATATCTCACCTTGCCAAAACTTTTTTAACCATATACGTTTTTTGCTGAAAGTACTACGAACAGGAAAATAGGCAAAACGTTCAATAAAGTAAATTTCTGTTTCAATGGTCGGCGGCATCAATATCTTTTGCTAATGGAAAAATTTCAGCTATTACTTCTGCACAAGCTTTTGCAATTTCCATATGCTCTTTTTGTGTACCGTTTGCACTACGTAGTTCAATGTAATGCACCCAACTACGAATAGTACCGTTCATATACAATCTTGTTTTAGTCAATCCTTCTGGCAATACTTTTCTTGCTACTTCTTTTGCAATACCGTTGTTAATTGCCCATTCATATGCACGACCAGCAGCAAAACATACATCTTGTTGCATTTCTTCCCACTTTACTACTAGTTCGGCCATACCATCTTCTGATAAGTCCAAATCAATGCTGTTTTGTCTATTTTTATTGTCTTGTAAACGTGCTTCGCTAGTAACAAATACTTCGCCCATTTCTTCAGGATTAGCATAACGCTGACTAAATTCTTGAAAAGCAAAACTCCTATGTCTTACAATTTGATGTGCAATATCTCTAGTAGTTTCAATTTCAATCACAGCATTGACCATTTCCAAAGGAGACCAATGTTGATGTTTAATCAAGTACTTAATCAAGCGTTCGCTTGTTTCTGAATTGATTTGCGCAGCAGGGTTTGATACCTTAGCACAAAACGCAATTAATTCTTGAAGGTCTGTTAATCCTTCTGCTTCAAAATCTTTTGTTGCTTTACTATAGCTTACTAAGCGAACGGCCATTCTGCTAATTCTCCTTTTAAATTTGATAGTCTTTGACTTAGGAATCCAATTGTAGTATGAATATGTCCTGTATCGTGAGGCTGCAATAAACTTTTGTAATACTCTATTTCTTCTTCCAGTACATTTATTCTAACTAAATCATTTATTAGTTTTTTGTTTTCTGTCATCTAAAATACTCCGCATTACATTGGTTGCTGTTTTTGTAAAATATCTTGGTGCTACACTATGTATAATAACCACAGGTACAAGTAACTGTAGTTTTAGTGCCACCATCAATGCTTTACCCATATGTTGTAAGCCTGTTTCGCCTACTGAGTCTAAGTGTAATTTACATTTTTTGCTTAACATTAATCTCCCTTTCCTGGAGCTTCAGAAAAATGCTCCATTTTATTTTCTACACCGTGCCATTCGTCTGCATCTTCGGGTACATCTTCAGAACGCATTTCAGTAATAACCGGCCACATATCTGCATATTTTTGATTAAATTCGACCCACTTGTCCATACCAGGAGCTGTGTCAGGAAGGATTGCATCTGCAGGACATTCAGGTTCACATACACCGCAATCAATACATTCAATTGGATTAATCACAAGCATATTTTCCCCTTCATAGAAACAATCTACAGGGCACACTTCTACACAATCCATATGTTTGCACTTGATACACTGATCATTTACTACATATGTCATAATGCTCCTAATCTAATTAATGTTGCTGCTAAGTTTATTTCTGGATCTACAACTAATGTATGATCCACCAACCCTTGCTTAATAATTAGCACTGCTTGATCCTGTTGTTCGTCTGTTCCGAAAAGTTCAATATTGTCATAAAGCCAACGATATATTTCCTCCATTTCTTCTGCTCTCACAGTACCACACAACAGTTTTCTAGCATCGTGAATCTTGCCTGCCTTGAACAGCTCAACCATATCCAGTTTCCAGTCTGCTTCGCCACTGTCACCTTCGTTAGGTTTTGTAAGCACACCTTCTACACTGTTCATTTGTACTGTGTTGATACACTTACGCAAGTCTGGATAAGTTGCTTTTACATAAGTGTCAAGTGTATCCAAGTCTGGAGTCACACCTTCTGTGATAAGAATCTCTGCAACTCTTGCTGTAAACTCTGTTTGGTCAATCTTAGCAATATGGAAGCCTTGGCATCTACTGTGGATAGCAGGAATAATTCTGTTGGGATAGTTACAAGTTAAAATAAATCTACTTGTAGTATGATACTCCTCCATCACACCACGTAATGCCGCTTGTGCGTTTGGCGACAAGTAATCAGCCTCATCAAGTAGTACAACCTTAAAGTCACCAAAAGGAATCATCTGTACAAACGCAACAATCTTATCACGCACATCATCTACACTATTTGTGCGACTTGCGTTAATCTCAAGTATGTCTAATGGATTAACATCTAGCTCATTAAACAACAACTTAGCAAGAGTAGTTTTACCAATTCCAGCATTGCCACTGAACAGCAAATGTGGAATAGTTTTGTCTTTGATCCAAGTCTTTACTTGATTACGTTGTGCGTCATCTCTAAATACATACCCGTCCACTGTTTTTGGACGATATTTTTCTACCCATAATTCTTTCATCTTTCGCTTAATGCCTTTATCATTGCAATTCTTTCGTGTTTTTTAACAAATTCTGTTTCGCCTTCATAACTATGACACTTGGCAAGCGCCTCTTCTACATACCATTTTATACGATATAAATCTTTTTTGCAATTAAAAGTTTCATCACCGGTTAGATTTTGATCAGATTCATTTAAGAAAATTCTATCTATATCGTTTTTAATTCCGTGTATGTCCCAAGTTTTAAGCATTTATTAGTGTACTCCACTTTTTTAATTTATCACGTTTTATATCTGCACGATTTAAAATTTCATACCAATCAAATATACCGTGCTCACTCATAAGTTCTAGCATACAAAATACATCGCCTGCTTCCTCTAACAGTTTAGCACGTTGTTGTTCATCGATCAAGTCTAAAGTTTTATACTTGCGCATAATCTTACTGCATCGTTGTGTAAGTTCCCCACACTCTTCCATAGTAATTGTCATTAACTGCTGAAGTGTGTTTATTGGACTTTCTTGCATCACTGTACTGCTAGTGGTTTGTTGTTTTGCGTATCGTGGTAATCACCAGACTTGTAATAATCACGACTTGCTTCTTCTTTTACCATCATTCCGTCTTTCATACGATATGTAATAATCTCTCGTCTGACAACTCCTTCGGTATCTGCGTTGAATGCATTCTTAAATGGACCATCTGTCATATTTTTACTCCTATGTTGTTTAGCATATTTTGTGCTAGTTTTAAATTTTTAGATTCTTCTTCGCTTATTTCTTGTATTAATAGTTCTTGTAATACAATCGCCATATTGTATTCTTCTTCAGATAATGATTTGAAAAAATCATATAATTCTTCTACTGTGTCAGCCACCCACATTTTATCTAATATGCGACACTGTTCTTCAGTCAATCCTTCTATGCGCAAAGACCTAACTCCTTGTAAACCATTTGGACACCTTTTGCCTGGAAGTATGCATCTGCTAGTGCATTATGCAAATCACTTTGCATTGCTTTACGTGGATCTACTTTTGCCATAGCAAATAATGTTCTGCTATCACGTACTTGCCAAAACTGCCACGGAATGTTTTTTCCACGCTGCCTTAACATATCTTCAAGTATAGTAATATCAAAACCATAGCCGTGTCCCCATAACACATCAACACCTACCATCCATTTAGGCAAACTATCTAAAAACACATCAACGTGTTCTCTGCCTTCTGTGCCAAATGCTTCGTCTTGTACTTTTTTATCTTGAGTTGCCCACCAAGCAATTGTATCGTCATTTACACTGCGGTCTTGTGTATCTAAATCCAACTTGTAATAAAACTCACTATGTGGTTCTGAATCGCCGTAAGGATCGAACTTAACTCCGCCAACTGTTAATACACTTGCACTTGGGGTAACATCAAGTGTTTCAAGATCAATCATTCCGTGAATCATAAAAATACTCCTACTAGTTTCTTACATTATAGCGTAATAACTAATAGGAGTCAAGTAAATTATTCTCTATTTCCTAATAACATTAATAGGAATTGAAATAGATTTACAAAATCTAAGTATAAACTAAGTGCCATTTGCACACCATATTTTTCAGCTACATCCATATTAGGTGCCGAAATATACAAGTTCTTTGCTGTCTGCGTATCCCAAGCTGTCATACCTACAAAAATAAGCACACCGATAATACTAATTGCAAATGCAAATGCGGAACTTGCTAGAAAAATATTTACAATACTAGCAATAATAATACCAATCAAGCCTACAATGAGAAAACTACCCATAGTGGTGAGATCACGTTTTGTTGTATATCCGTAGAGACTGGCGGCTGCGAATGTTGCTGCTGTGATAAAAAATACTTGAGTTATACTCGTCGCTGTATACACCACAAAAATTGTACTCATACTTACACCCATTACTGCTGTAAAAATGTAGTAAAAACGTGTAATACCTTGTAAGCTCCAGTTTCGTCCTGCGAAACTATAATATAATATCATTCCTAAAGGAGCAAACATAAACAGCCACATTAAGCTGCCCATACTATAAATCATACCTGTTGTAAAAGTTAGGTATGCAATAAAACCACTTACTGCTAATCCTAGTGCAGTGTGATTATACATATTAATCATAAATTTACGCAAGCCTTCATCGTATGCACGACTTGCAATATTTGCGGTTCTTGATACCATTATAAGTCTCCTATAAATTTAGCAAGTTGTGGAGCCTTCCATCCTTCCGGCTTTAGAACTTTGCCATCTTCACGTTTACGTACCTTGCCTGTGTTTGGATCAATCTTAGCAAAGTTTGTGTCCATTACTTCTTTCCAGGCACCTTCGGCGTCCCAGCCTGCGGCACGAATAGCACCCATAGTAACAACAAGGATATCCACTAGTGCGTCTAGTTGTTCTACCTTATCGTTGTCTATAAGAGCTTCTTCCAGTTCGTCTGTTTCTTCTCGAATTAAATCAAGATACATTTTATAGTTTGCTTCACTTGCTGGTTGGTCACACGCTGTTCCAAACGTGTCAATATCTTTAAATGGATTAGTCATATTATGCTTTTCCAATACTAGCACCTTGGGGTTGTTCTTTGCTCCAACCCATAATGCTTTCTGCTTCTACCATACGTAGTGTTGATTCACCGGTTCCTTCATCGACATCAATTCCACGGGTCCAACGTCCGTGTTCTACAAGGATCCAATCTCCAACTGAATAATTATCCTTGTTTTCAGGACCAACTGCGTGTACACGACACCAGCGTGGATAAATTCCACGTTGTGTACCATCATCACCTGTAAGTATCAAGCCACCTGTAGTAACTTGTTCTCCAAAATGCATATCACTTACAATTACTCTATTTTTTATAGGGCTGAGTTTACCCTTTACTTTTGGTGTAATTTTAAATCCACCACCCATACCGTCTGAGCTCATTAGTTACCTTTCTTTACAAAATTTCCTTCAGTGTCTTCGATCCAATCATCTTCGACCGAGACTTCTTCGATTACTTCTTCAACAGTTTTTGGTTCTGCCTTCTTTTGGACAGGTTTTACCGCCGGCTTTGGTACTGGTTTAGGCGGAACAGGTTCGTCGTCAAATTCAGCTATTTGAGCTGCTTCTGCCGATGTTAAAGATTCCGTCGATTTAGTAGGAATTTCGTCGGCAACTGGTCTGCTACCGTCATAATAATCTCTAACAACTTCTTCTCTTTTACGAATAATTTTACCGCCTGCGCCTAGTTCGTCACCACGGGCATTTACACGAGCATTTCCTACAGCAGGGGTAAGTTCATTTCTTTTGATAAGTTTATCGATATCTACAATTTTACCTTGCATTGATCTGTAAACTTTTTTTGTCTTTGGTTTCATAGCCATAGGGTTCTCCTAATATAGTATATATTTAGTCACGTAAAAATTCACGCCAGTCTAAATTGTAATTAATGCTATTAATACGATGTACGCCAATTAAGTATAATACATAACTTGCTACACTTGATCCACGTCCTACACCCCATATAATATCATTTTCACGCATAAAGTCTACAAGATAGATCATATAGCGTAGCAAGTCCACCATACCGCGTTCTCTAAACGCTTCAAGTTCCTCTTCTACTCTTTTCCATTCTGGTAATGTCGTAGTGTCAATCTTATCTATTTGTAGTTTTTCCATAAGTCGTGATGCTATCCAACTTTCGTATCCAAGTGTTTTGTATTCATCAGGCATAAACCATTCACTTTGACATACACCGTCAAAAGTTTTTTGATCTACATCTAATGGAATATACTTTTGTAATTTGTCAAGACCCTGTTCTTCCATAGCCTTGTTAAACTTGTCTACATCGTCTGATTCGTCACATAGAACCACGTGGCATTTTTCTACATTGCCACTATAAATCATATCTAACAAATCACGGTTAGAGAATCGTGGAATACCTAATTCATCTGTTTTCATAAGCATATATGTATATTACGATACATTTATCAAATTGTCAAGATCATTATCCGGACTTTGATCCCTTTTTTTGTTTCTGTTTCTAGTTTCAATTTCCATTTGGAATGTGTCTATTAACAAACTAATTTGCGATTGAACTTCAACATTCATTGTTGTAAAATACCTTTTTTGTAAAGTTACAACTTTTTCTTGAAGTTGTGTGTCCGTAAAATTATTTAAGTCATCAATTAATGGATGCATTATGTTGTTGTTACAAATTGGCCTTGGTATTCCATATACACATCAACACCATTGTTGTATGTCCACGCACGTACTGAAATACTTTGATCGGCAGTAGCAGGAACATTAATTGCCCTATTTGTCCACGCACCGTTGTTATCTGTATAAATGTTAGCTGCTCCTGGGCTTGCAAAGGTTACAGCTTGTGTACCACTACCGTTACCCGAAAAGTGTACAACCATTTCGGCAAAATTGCTTGTTTCTGGCCAATCATCAAAAGTTACAGTAATAGTGTTGTTAATATTTACAAGTCTAAAGTAGTGTCCTGATTGAAAACTTAATGTTATTGAAGTATCACCCAAAACATTTGATTCGACACTCTCTTTTTGACTACTTAATAAATTTACATTTGAAATTGTGTTATTATTAAATGTTGTTGTAACATTAGTTTTGGCAGTATTATCCTGCAAAGTTGTGATTTCACTATTAGCAGTTGCTAATCCAGTTTTTATAATGTTAAAGTTGTCACGAAATCCTTGGGTGTCGTTATCAACCCCTGCAATTGGATACGTGTCGTCTATTGTTTGCGATATAATATTACTTGCCATAAATTCTTTTCCTCTATATATTTATGATTAATTACTAACCACTGTTAAAAGAATGACGTGGAAATAAAATAAATGTTTCTTGATTATTATTTTCTGTTTTATCAACAATATATCTATCAATTTCATAATTTATTTGCTTAAAGTCAAACTTAGCGTTTTCTATATTTTCTTTAATTGTTTGTGCTCCACCTGGCTTAGTGTAGCATAATGGTAATGCTGTTACATAATCAATTTCTGATAAACTTCCATCTTGTGCAGTACGCATCCATAATGGTAAAAATTCTCTTTCATTAGCACCAATGGCAGCAATACGTTTACGCATTGTTCCAATATTGCTAAGATATCTAAATCTATCTTTTGACTGACTTGTGATTACACTTGTTTGATCAACAGTGACTACATCACCGTTTGGTCTAAAGCGATACGGATCGCCACTTGCATCATTTGATAAACTGGTTGTCTGTACTGATACTGTACCATTTCTACCAATAATTGCAATACCCCCGTTTGTAGGTAATGTTAAATCACCTGCTCTTGTTTTAATTAGTAGGCCTGCTTCGTCTCTAACTTTTATAATTACCCCGTTTCTAGTGCTGATACTAAAAAATCCTTGACCTTGTGCTTTTGCACTATCGTCATCTCTTGCTTCTTTTTTTACTTGGTTAATTTTTAAATCTGTACCTGTGCGTATAGATGCTCGGTCTTGTGTTTCACCGGTTTCTGGTTCGCCAGGGTCAATCACATCTACATATACAACTTCATATACAATATCATTTGTTCCGGGTTGTTTAGCAACAGCAGTTTTTAAACTACCAAATGTAAACTTTTTCTTAGTATGATTTAATGTAACCGCAGCAGCAAAACTTTCAATATTTTTTTGTTCAATTCCTGCATAAGCAAGTGTACGTAAATCTTTTTGTAATCCAAAATTAGTGTCATATGGGCGATAAATTAAACTTGCATCAAAAATTGTATAATCATTAATAAATTCATTATATAAATTTCTTTGTGCAGTATTTAAAAATGGTTGCATATAAACATTGCTGTATAATTTTGTATCAAGATCAATAATGGTAATACTAAATGTTCTTGATAATGCACTATAACCAAATCTATCTCTTGCTAAAACTTTGAATGTAAATTTTCTATCAAATGTAGTGCTAGTACCGTCAAATGTAGTAGTTCTATCATCTATAGTTGTTAGTCCGGGATCCGCAGTAGTACCGAATTGCTTAACTGTTCCAGTTATTTCGCCATTACGCTTTAATTGTAAACCAACAGGTAATTTTCCTGATATTAAATCATATCTTAGATTAGCACCTTCTAAAGTTGTTTCAGCTTGAACATTTAAATAACTTATTCTATTAGCGCCTAAGGAAGGTAATGTTTCTGGAGTAATCCATCTAATTGTACTATCAACATTACCTAAAACTTTTAGGGTAAATGTTTTACTAGTACTAGTAAATTCACTTTGTGTTTCTAAAATTCTTTTGGTAATACTTTTATCTTTAATAGCACCTAATGCAAATTGCGTATCTTTTGCTACATTCACGGTCCAACTATTTGTAAATAATGCTTTAACAGTATCTTCGTCTACAACACTATAAACTGGAGAACTGTCTTCAGTTTCAAATACACTTTCAAGCAAGTTTCTATTGTTCGTTAGGGCTGTTTGTGGAATGTTCACAACTATGCTTGTTAAGTCAGTAGCGTCAACAATAATTAAATCTTCATCTATATTTGCAACTTTACTTAAAGCACGTTTTACAGATGTTTGAATTGGCTCACCAGGAATAATTGATATTCCTGTTCCTGTAAAATTAATTCCTAAACTTTGATTACTTTCGCCTACGAATCTATAATTATTTACAAAATTAATTTCTTTAACAAAATTAGCTGTGGTGCCATAATTTATGTTTCTTGATACCCATTGTGCTATTTCTGTTTCAGTTAAATTATTTCTGTAAAATAAAGCAATACTATCGCCAATAGTTATATTAGTGCTTAATGTTAGTGGCTTTAGAAAAGGACTCGGTAGTAATGGAAAACCTAATTGTAAAGTATCGTATAAAAGATTATCTTCATTTATTTGTTCAATAAGGTAATCATTATTTTCAATCGTAACTTGTGTCTTTTTAAGTGCTTCTACATCATCAACTCCATCATCTAAACTTCTAGAAATTTTGTTAACTTTTACTGTAGTCATACCTGCAAGTGTGTCTTCAAAAATATTTGTGTTTATTTCAAATACTTCTTGATCAGCTTCACTTCTTGTTGCCTCAATTGTAAATTTGTAATCTACTTCTACCGCAGGCTGATAAGGAATTATTCCTGCTAGTTCTCCAGTATCAGTATCAAAATCCAATCCATTTGGAATTATACTTCTCGACCCGTCATCGTTGTATTCACGAATGTTATATTTTACATTGCCTAACAAATAGTTTGGATCGTATACATCAATAAAAATTGTTTGATAATTATCTGCTCTGATACTACCTAAGTTACCTCTAGTTAACCAAATAGGTTTTCTTAGATATGTTACATCTGCTGTAAACAACCCTGTAGCAGATCTCATTATAGTGTTATCTGCTCTTAGGAAATCGTCACTTACAACGTAAATAGCAAAACGCCTTCTGTTATCACTTACATCATCTGCTACAGTAACAAAGAATTCATATTCTCTATTTAATTTTCTTGGATTTCTACTAGGCAATCCGAATCCATAAAACTGTGCATCATACGGATCACTATCAAAACCTTCAGTATCAGTAACACCTTGTTGTTGTCTAGTACTATCCCCATAAGGATCATAATTGTCTGAATCTAATGCTAAAATAGGATCTACTATACCTTTAATGTTACCTTCTTTTGACAAAGTCAATCCAGGAGGCAATTCTCCGTCGCCCTCTGCAATATAAAATGTTAAAGTTTCTCCAGCTGTTAAATCTGGATCAATAACTTCTAGATCAAAATCTACTCTACTGTTATCTAAAACGAAGAATGCATTGCTTGCTCTTTCTGGGGGAACAGGACTTGCAGTGTAAGGTAAGTCGTCCCATTGTAATTCGTCTCTGTCCCAAAACCTAAATACTAATCTTGTATCATTGTCAAAATACTGAATCCATACATCTTTGTCTTCAGGGTCAATTGGTGCTGTTTTTGTTAAACTATATTTTTTTGGCACCCATACTTCTGTGTTTGCATTGAATCTAGTTAATCTTAAATCTAAGCCGTTGTTATCAGGATTGATGTTAAACCAAAAATCTACATTTAAAGGATTTGGTCTTGTTGCGCTAACTTCTAATATTGTGTCATTACCGTAAACACCTCTTAGACTATCCTGGTTAAGTAATTTCCACAATCCATCATACTTAAAATAAAATACATTGTTTACTGTATCAAATAAATATTCTCCGTTATCACCAGTGGTATTACTAGGAACACCTTCATTGTATAAAACTGTTTGTTTAGTGTAAGAGGAATAGCTAACAGGAGTATTTGCTTGACCTCCCATACCAGAATGATTTATACAATAGTAATATAAAGTAGGTGCACCTACTGGAATAGTTATTTCTACATAGGCTAGTTCCGCTCCTGCAACTCCAAACACAGTAACGCCTTCAGTATATTCTTGCCCGCTGTCCCAAATACCGTTTGGAGTAGTTGAGAATCTCAAACCGTGAGTCGCAACAGATATGTCCGATACATCAAATCTATAAGTATTTCCTTCTCTTAATTCTAAAGTAGGACTAGGGCCATCGAAGCCTTCTATGTAATATTTGTTACCTGTACCATACTGATTAGTACCAGGTGCTACTGTTACTTTGTAATTTACAGTTGATATTGTAGAATATATACCAAAGTTTGAGTTTGTTTGATCAAACCAAAAACTTTCTGTAAATGTAGAACCTATATTTAAATCGCCTTCGGGTGTTAGCCATTCAGGAGCATCTTCGCCTTCAATAGTAATTTCAAAGGTACGATCGCTAATTGTGCCATTAAAAGTTGCTCTTATAACAAAAGAAAAAGTAGTAAGCCTTTTTACTTCAAACGCAGACCCTTTGATTTGATTATTTTCTAATCTCAAACCAGAAGGCAAGTCTCCTGCAATTACACTAGTAGTTGCATTAGCAGTAAGATCAATAGGTAAATCAATTGTAACTGTTGTTCTTTCTAAAAACCTGCCTAAATTGTAAGGTGACTCTTTTGTCCATACGGTATATGTAGGATCAGCAATAACTTTTATAGCAAGCTCTCTATCATAATAGCCTTCATTGTCGTGTACTCTAACTGTAAATGTACTAGTTGTAGTTGTATTTTGACTTACTGGTGCACCGACAATAGTGTTATCTACTAATGTTAATCCGGGTGGTAAACTGCCATCTACTATTTCTGACCAAATATATCTAAATGCTGATCCGCCTTGGTCTCTGAATTGTTTTACATATGTAGGACTATCGTCTATCAGCACACTATCTGTCTGTGCATACGGTCCTTTATCAAAATTCTCTGCAAATAAAACTGGACCTGTAGGCTGGAAATTTGCACTAGCCCAATCCTGTTTTTCTCCATTTCCGTTTAACAAACCAGTATCAGTTGTTAGTATTTTGTAACTAGTTAATAAAGATACTAATCTATCTGCTTGGGGGAGTTTTTCTAAATTTGAAAAAAATCCTGGCATTGCATTTTGAATTGCAGTAATTTTTACACTGTCTAATGTCTGTATATCTCTAGCATTGCTAAGTGCAAATAAAGCTGCTAATCCTTTATTAAAATCTGCTATGGTATTATCCATATCGATGTATACCTGTGTATTAGGTCCTACATTTTCTGCTATAAACTGACTTATACTATTTGTGCTATTCTCTGTAGTAATCGGTAATGGCAAAAATATTTGACTTTGGTCATCACTATTGATTGTTAGAATTGTAGATCCATTACTTACATTGAACATTTAAATTCATCCTCAACTTACAATCAAGCCTTCATCAAGCGTGACATTAACCGGAGATGTGACAGTTCCGAAATCGACATCTGTTACAATATTTAAATAATCAATAATACTTGTTATAGTATTACCAACACCTCCAAAATCAAGAGATGCAACATCTGCAAGATCGGTTACATTTACACCATTGATTGTGCCACAGTTTACTATATTATTTTGTTGCATATTTAACGTTGCACTCACTGCCGGTGAATTTTCTCTAACCAATTGACTATCAATTGATATAGTTTTAGTATTATTATCAACACTCACCACTGCGCCTGTGTTTACAGCGCCTTGGAATATTATAGGCTCGCTAACATTGCTTGTTATAGTATTTACACCGTCCGTAAAAACTAGTGTTGCTTGTGTGCTTTTTAAGAATAATGTGTTTCCATCATCACTAACTCTAAATGCTACTGTGCCAGGTGCAAGCGGATCAGGTTGTAATGCTCTAAAATTAAGTGTACTACCTACTTTGTCTTTGAATAATGTGAAGCCGCCTATGCCTACATTTGCACCTTCGACATTTGCAGCTCTTAGATCTAGTTCATCAAAGTTTTGATTTACCTTAATAAATGCTTCTCTTAAATCATCCCCTGTGCCGTCATTAGCAAGGTTGCCCACATTGATAACTTGGATTGCCATTATTTTTCTCCGTTTTTTATATTTATCACTTACGGAAGACTATTAAGAACCAAGTGCTACCCAACCTGTTTGAGTACGGAATTGTAGTTCATTGTCAGTTATGTTAAGAATAATTTCTCCAGGTCTTGGATTAGAAATAGCGTTTCTTTGTGTAGTTGTAAAATAAGGAACTTGAAGTCCTCTTGTACCATTAGTTGCAGGAAGTTGCAACCATCCTGCGTTGCCTTGTCCGTCAGCGTTGGCAACGTAGTATTCCGCATAATCATTTGTTTGGTGG